GGAAAAGTTACGAAAGAACAAAAACGAGGACAGCTTATGGGTAGTATTGTTTCGTTCCCGGTGCTATGTATTGTAAATAGTGCTGTATGTAGGTGGGCGAAGGAGGTTAGCGACGGTAGGATTTACCTTTTACGTGACTGCCCTCTGGCCATAAATGGTGACGATGCTATTATAAGGTGCAATGATTTGACTAGGAAGGTTTGGACAAAGATAGGTACTTTCTGTGGTTTAACTCCGTCTATCGGAAAGGTATATTATTCAAAGAGTTTTCTCAATTTGAATAGTACTACTTACCTCCGTAACGAAATAAGCCCTGATTTTATCGGCCCACATCCTAAGGTGTGCTTTGCTTTGGTAAAGTATGTTAATTTAGGGTTACTCTTTGGTTTAAGTCGTTCAGGCGGTCAAGATTCTCTTGCAACAAGTGGTTTAACGTCAATAGGTTCTCGTGTGAGAAACCTTATTGAGACATGTCCCGACCAGTTGCGAGAACGAGTCCTTGGTCAATTTATACACCTTAATAAGTCTAAACTGGATGGAATGAATATTCCTTGGTTTATCCCAGAAGCCTTTGGTGGCCTCGGATTTCCTGAGGTGGGTAAATATGTGGCTAGAGATCTTGATTTGCGGTTATGTCGAAAGATATATGAGAATGCGAATAAGTATAAGATCCCTGTTAAGCCTAAAACGGATTGTTGGAAGGTATGGAATGTTTCTTCAAAGAGAGTTGATATGAGAATTGATACTGTCGATGAGTTTAACGAGTACATACTTGGTGTTGTTCAAAGTTCCAGTAAGGATCTTGTGAGTATTAACCATGTAACTGCATTAGCCTGCATTGAAGCCATATTTCGAGTTAACGGTTTGAAAGAACTTTATCTTGAAGGTGGAAATGAGTCAGCAGTATTAAATTATTACAGAAGTATCTCACGAGTATGGAAGAAAGCACTTTTAGACCAATCCGTCCCTATGCCACATCCCTTCAATTCCTCAAATTTCCCTCAGATATTAAAATTCAACGATATGCCGATCATACAATATGATAACGCTGGTCCTGCACTTACTGCTCGTGTTAAAATCGAGAGTATTGCTAGAGATATCAGAACTGTTTTTGGAGTGCAATTACCAATTGCTAATCACGGAGAGGAAGAAACAAGGATATGGAGAGGTAACAGTAACGCCCAATGGGACCAAGAGAGCCCAAAGGGTATCGAAAGTTAGGTTACAACCATCTTTACATATTACTTTCATCTTCAATGTAACAAGGTTTAACTACATATAGTTACCCGAAAAGGGAGCGTACTAACGTCGGTTTGTAATTCTCGAAAGAGAGCCGGTACGAGTTATGTGTGTGAATTTTGGATTGCAATGTTAAGGAATTTCATAAAATAGTTACGCGTAACTAATCTATGGGGTGTTTGTATGGCACCCGGTCAACTTATAAG